GCCAGTCGCGCAGGTCCTGCATGTACTCCAGCAGCTCAGTGAACTGCTCAGCGGAGAGTGTTGTTTCACGGCCGATTTCCAACTGGTCACGGTGCCGCTCCCGCAGCCACATGAGACTGGCCAGCTCCCCATCACGCCACGAACGCTCGGCATCAACATCAACACCGACCGAAAGCAACGGGACATAGACCTCAGAAAACACCTCGCCGGGCAACAGCTCCTCAGGCCCACCGATAGACCGACAGCGGTAAACGCCGTCATTACGAACAGCAAAACTCATAACCCGTCCTCCCAGCCCATGACCTGTGCAACAGCCGATGCTGCGGTTGCGCAATACAGGAAGCTCATGCGCCGCAAAATGAACTCGCCCTGCGCTGTAGGCACAGGTCCCGAGGCGTTATAACCACCCGCAAACGGGAACCCGTTCAACTGCGCCGGGCTCAGATAGCCAGTGCCAGGCGTTGAGGCGAAAGACCCCTCAGGCGCAAAGCCCACGTAGCCACCGGTGCACCCGGCAACCAACGAAACCTTACGGGCTGTTGGCGGCACAAGGTTCGCGAGCGACACAGACACTGGCGCACTTGCGACGCCCGACACAGCCACCGGGTAATTGAGCGTATTTGACGCCGCCGTCGGATCGAAAAGGAGAAAGCTGTCGATCTGCGTGTAGGCATATGGCACCCCGTTCGCCGCCGTCAGAAACATGCCTACGCGCGCCTTTGACGTGTATCCAGCCGGCAGCACCGGCTCATAGACGAAACGCAAAGACGCCGCCGCAGTCGTTGTCAGCGCTAGGGCGCTAACGTTGATTTGAGACGGCGAGTCAATGCTTTGCACAACCGAGCCGGCAGGGAATGCCGAACTCGACAACTGCATGCCAACTCGCAGTGACGCGGTACTGGGCAAACCAGTAACAACCGCAGAACCCGCAGTGGTCGCCCCTGTCAGTACAGGGCACAGCGCAGCGATGAACGCCTGGGCTGCGCCGTTGATAGCCCACAACGAGTAAAAGCTCGATGCCGCCAATACCCCGACATCCAGGCCATTGGCTCCGACAGTGGCCAGGTTGATTGCGGCAGAAAGTCCGCTTACACGACGCGCCACTCCGGCCCCATCCTTGACGATCACCTGATCAACGCGGCCCGAGATAAGCGAGCCGACGCCGGGCGCAGAGATCAGGATTCCCCGGTAAGCACCTTGGATCGAGAGGTTCCGGGTTTTCTCGACCTCACTGGCAAGTGCGGCCACGTCGATATTTCCTTGATTGATCGGCGCGTTCCAAGCCTTGATGCACCAGATTACTGCCAAATTTCGTGGGCGCGTTTCAGAACCACTGCCTACAGACAATTCGTTAACAGGCCGCGAAGCGAACTGCCCTCCACCCACCGACACGTTTGCAGTTGTGGCTCCCCCCGTCAGCACATTGAAACCAGGATTAAGGGGGGTATTTTTTATTGCATCCGCCTGCAAACTCCCTATACCTCGCCCAAGATCAACCCCACGCCCGTGATCCCACCCACGAAAGAATTCGCCGCGCGACTCAGGCAAACGGAAGTTTCCGGCGCCCTCATCGCCCTTGCTGAACGCTCCTCCCAGGAACGTGGACAGGTCAGGATAAGTTGCGACACTCTTAACGCTGCCGTCCAGTTCCAGAAACCCGGGGGCTACTTTGTCCACAGGAAAGGCGATCACCGAGCCTACAGGCAGTGCTGAGGCCTGGGCGATCATCGCCGTAACTTGGTCCTTGGTGAAGGTGTCAGTAATGCCGTACCCCACCAGCGTGGTCGGGTTAGACCCAGACACGAAAATGCCTCGGTCATTAAACGTGACTTTGGTGTAAGTCCCTGCGGGCTTGTTCGCCGGCAGAAGGCCGTTAACCGCCTCATCGACATACTGACGCGTAGCCAGCACCACCGCCGGGTCGATTTTCAGCTGAATGTTCGAGGTGCCGTTGGTGATGATGTGCATCCGCACCACCTGATTGCGCCCCGATCCCTGGGCCAAGACCGGCTTGTAGCTCGGCGGCGTGTTAGCCACGGCCGAAAACACACCGTCCTTGTCCTCCAAGGCCAACTCGCGCACCCACCAACCGCCCACGTCGGGCGGCAACACCACCTCGGCAATCAGCACATTGGCATCCGTCGGAGATACCCGCAGCTGATTGATCTGCGCGCGATAAACCTGATTGACCAGCTTGGTCTGCGAAGGACTGGGCACCGGATCGGTGCCGTTGGCATCGCCGATCAACATGTAACGCGGCTCCCACGGAATACCGAGGGCATCGCAGTTGGTCTTCTTGGCGGCCCCCTGCGTGGTGATCATGCCGCCAAAAATAGAATTCTTATCAACCATGTGAGTACACATCCAGTTCGTCGAGGGTGTATTCGCTTACGCCTGCATGGCCTTGAATCACCACGTCGATATCGGGGTTGGCCCAGGGGTAAACGTCGATTTCATCACCGTCATAAACAGCGAAGCCGGTATAGGCGTTAGCGCGAGTTTCGAGCGTTATGTCGAGCCCCGTCAGATGCCGGCTCACGGGCTTGGCGTCGTCAATCAGGCGCTCTAGCTCACTGAACATTTCTTCAGTAATGCCGGTGTCAAGTACGCCGACCCTCAGGGCGAACGTCGCCGGCGGTCCTTCGGGCACCGTCTGCCACCACTCGATCACCTCCAGCAGATAGCCAAGCGGCTCTACCACGCGGCGCAGTGCGCCGATGGTTCCCTTGCGGGAGTGGATGTAAAACGATGCCCGTATGGCATTGCGCTTGGCCGCCTCCGTCCAGCGGTCGTCCCAGCGATCAACAGACCAAGCCCACGCAAGGTGGGGTAGCAAATGAACGGGGCACGCCGTAGGGTTGTAGAGAGAGCGCAGCGGGATCACGGTTCGATCCGCGCTCGCCGCTTCAATGGCCCGTTCCAGCTGAGTGCTATTGATCGGCAGTAGGCTCTTCATGTCACTCCCCCAGCTTGACGCTGTAGCCAGTGCAGAACGCCGCCTGTGCCTGCGTGGGAGCAAGATCCTGCCAGTCGATCAACTCAACGCGTGAAACCCCTGGAACGTGCAGTTGCGCGTCTACAGCGGAACGTGCCACCTCGACGCCAAGGCGTTTGCGCGGATTGACCCACGCAGCGAGGCGCCTTTCCGCTTCGGCCAGAGCGACAGCGCTTTCTGGGCCTGGGCCTTTCATGTGCAGCACCGCGTCAATGCGATACGGCAGCACCTGGGCGCTTTGCACCGTCAACCTGTCGCCCAACGGCCGAACGTTTTCGTCATTGAGTGCACGGGCTACCACGGCCAATAAATCAGGGCCTACCGCCCCATCCCCCTCCAACCCCAGCACCGTTACCGTAACGCACGCCGGCGACGGGCTTTCCGCCGACGCATCCGCCACCAGGGCAGACGCATTGCGGGCATGCAGCTTGTAGCTGTTGCGCGGCCCCGCCGTGGTCAGGCCTTCATAGGCCAACTGGATCCGCTCGCGGTAGGCATCGTCGCCTTCGGTGATCTTCTCCACCGGCGGCACTGCGCGCAGGTCTTCCGCCTGGATCACCAGGCGCGGAGTGTTGACGTTCGCACCCAACTGATCGAGGTCGCCACGAATCGCATGCGCGAGCATCAATGCCTTGGCGGCGTCGTTTACCCGCGCCCGGTCACCAATGCGCGCATAAGCACTGGCCTCCAGCAACTTGACCACCGGATCACTCTCAAGGGGTGCACTCCAGTTGTCGCCCATGAATTCACGGAAGACACCGAGCGATTCCGTGTACACCTCCTCGAAGTCCAGGGACTCAAGCACATCCGGTGCCGGTAACTCCGACAGGTCAACAACACTCATACACTTACCTCCACCAGCACGCTTTCGCCCAGGTAATCACCGGTGACCTGGATCTTGATCAGGCCGCCCAGGACAGAAACGGCCTGAACGCGCTCCAGCTTCAGGCGGGGCTCCCAGCGGCTTAAAGCTCTGCTCGCCTCGGCCTGGACAGCCCCTTTCCAGCCCTCGTTAACCGGCAAGTCCACGTAGCGACGCAACTTGCTGCCGTACTCCGGCCGCTGCCGGCGACTGCCCAGTGGAGTGCTCAAAATGTCAGCGATGCTCTGCCGCAAATGCGCAGTGCCCGAAATGGGCTGGCCGGTGTGGCGGTCCATTCCGATCATCTAGGTCACTCCTGCAGTAGTTCGAATTCCTCGTTGGATTTGAGGTAATCCAGCGCTTCAGCGTCAGTTGCCGG